AGGGTACGACTCGTATTCCTAACTTCGAGTTAGTGAACTGGGTAGCGCGTCCCGAAGGTATGGATGCTGTGGCGGCTCCTGTTGAGCAAACACCGCAGCCAGTGCGTCAAGCACCGGCGAAGGCGGCTGTAGTGGAAGACGATGACGAGATGTTCTAAGCCGTAGTCCCGAACGCCGAGGTGTAACAGCCTCGGCTTTTTTTTCCCCTAAAAACAAAGATAACTATGCAAGCCGAACAAATAGCGCAGGCACTAGGCAACGCAAAGCAAGCAAACGGATCGTGGCTGGCATCATGCCCAGTTCAAAGCCACGGTAAGGGCAACGGGGACAAGAACCCAAGCCTATCCATCACGGAGACTCAGGACGGGAAGTATCTGTTCCACTGCCACGGCGGGTGCGATCAGAACGATGTATTCGGCGCAATCAGGGATCGAGGTCTTTTGCCGGAAATACCTCAACGCACTGAGATATTTAGCACGATGGCCACGCTCGCTCCGCAACCCATGACGTTGGAGCAGGAGTGGGAGTACATGGACGAGGACAGGAACACCCTGTTCATCAAGCAGAGATTCAAGACGAACACGGAGAAGGGTAAGGACTACAGGCTTGTCAGGGTTGACGCACTCGGCAGACGGCACTCACGCCTTGGAGATGTAAGGATTGTTCCTTACCGATTCCCAGAACTCTTGGACGCAAAGACAGCAGGCCGAGCCATCTACCTTGTCGAGGGCGAGAAGGCAGCCGATGCGTTGGTGTCCATTGGCGCCATTGCCACAACGTCACACGCTGGGGCTGGGCATTGGCCTGCTGAGATTACCCAGTATTTCGCAGGGGCGAATGTGGTGGTCTTACCGGACAACGATAAGGCGGGACAGGAGTACGCAAAAAAGGTAATCAAGAACCTACTGCCGGTGGCTAAGTCAATCAGGTACTTGGACTTAAACCTTCCGTTCCCTGGCGATGACGCATTTGAGTGGGTGAAGATGGGAGGCACGAGGGCTGAACTTGCTGCACTCGCAAAGAACCTACCAGCGATTGAATCAAACGATACCGCAACGAACAGCGAACAGGTAGAGCCGTACTATGAAAATAGTACATCAGATGACTACAACTTCAAGTCAACTGAGCAAGACGAGTCAACCAAGGCCAAGCCCTTGTTCCTCAACATCGAGTCATGGGACACGATTCAGGACGAGCCAGTGGAGTGGCTGATTGAGAAGGTCATACCCAAGAAGTCGTTTGTCGCCTTGTACGGACCACCAGGCTCATACAAGTCGTTCATTGCCTTGGACATTGCCGAGGCGGTGGCAACGGGCAGGACGTGGATGGGTAACGAGATCAGGACACCAGGCGCGGTGCTGTACATCTGCGGAGAGGGTCATGGCGGAATCGGGGCAAGGATCAGAGCCTGCAAGTTGCATAACAACACCCAGCAGGGCGCGGAAATCTACGTCATCAGACACCAACTCAACCTGAGATCGAGTGAGGAGGACTTCAACCTATTGATGCTGTCCATCCAGCAACTTATCAATGAGACGGGCGTGGAGTTCAGCCTGCTGCAAATAGATACCTTGGCACGAGCCTTCGGCGGCGGCAACGAGAACGACTCTCAGGACATGGGTGCGTTCATCACAAACATCGGACGGGTACAGAGGATGCTGGACTGCACCATCATGATCTTGCACCACAGTGGGAAGGATGCTACCCGCGGGCTGCGCGGCCACTCATCGCTACTCGGAGCCGTGGACACGCAACTGGAACTACTGAAGATGGAAGGCGGCCGGCGCGATGGGATTGCGGGTTCAGGACTCCTAACTATCAGCAAGCAAAAGGACGGCGCGGACAACATCAAGATCGGATTCGAGATGGTTGAGGTGCAGTTATCAGCGTCCAGTTTGGGACTGGAACCCGTCATCAGCCTTGCCGTTAACCCTTCGGATGAGGCAACAAGGGTCATGGCGGACACAGAAAAGAAGGAGAAAAAGCCTCCAAGCAGGTCAGGTGTCGGTAAGAACCAGCAAATCTGTCTTGACTCTTTGCACAAAGCAATTAAGGAATTCGGTGAGATGCGGGACCTTGATGGCAAGAGAAACAAGGCCGTAAAGATAGATTATTGGCTTGAAAAGTTCACTCAGGTGTGGGGTCATGGCAAGACAAGCAGGCAAATATCGAACGAATTCAGCCGCCATAAACGTGAATTTCTGTACGCAAATGGAGTGGAAATTTTCAAGGATTACGTTTGGGTTGTGTTCAAAGATGAGCCAAAAGAGCAGTTTTGATGGCAAAAAGTAAACAAATGGTAAACAAATGGACGAGCAGAAATGAGAAAACTGCTAGTTATTTAAGCAATAAATCAGCAAGTCATCCTACAAATGGTAAACAAATGGTAAACAAATGGGAGTCCATTTGTAGGCATAAGGTGTAAACAAATGGTGGCAAATCCCTTTAGGGATGCCCATCCATTTGTTTACACATGGACAAGCAGTCGTAAGAAACTAGTAAGGATTGATATGGTGACTAAAAAACGTGCAGTAGTAACAAAGGTTGAGCAGCCGAGTTTTCCAGCAGACCCGTTCAAGGTCAAGTTGAACTCGTTGCTGTTGTCGATCAGCAATCGTAAGAAAGACCATGAAGCAGAGTGGGGTATTGGTAGATTGATTGAGCTGGTGGATTCTGAGTTGCGGACAAAGTTCTGGAATCAGATGGAACGGGTTTGGTTGGCTCAAGAGAATCGGGACGAGGAGAGGTTGGAGAAGGCGGTTAAGGGAATGATTGCGGGGTACTACGCTTTGGAAGGGTACGCAATCAAGAACGGGATAAGTCGTATGCCTGACATTGCGGCGATTGAGCATGAGATGGCTGACGGTTCGGTGATGGTCATTGTTAAGACTAAGGCTGATGCGTTGCTGTATCACCAGTTCCGGCCTGAGATACAACGTGTACACATCTGGAACATGGAAGAGATCGAGACGATGATGGCTGGTGTGGTGATGCGAGAGGTCATCAAGATCAAGCAATTGGATGCCGGAGCCACGATGGTGAAGGTGGGCGGTGACAGCGGGTTCGATGACATGGAAAGTGACTTGGATTTCAGTAAACCGTCGACGCTGCCAAAGAAGTTCAACACGGAACTGGCAGAGGCTGGCAGGAATGCCTCAATTTGACGAGAAAATGGGTGCGGTGATAGGTTGGGTGCTTGGATAGACTAAAACGCTTAGAAAGGCTTAGAAATGGCTGGTAGACCGAAACGTAAGGAGGACTTGATTAAATTGGATCAAGTTCCACAGGAACAGATCATCGTGATGCTGGAGGAGGGCAAGTCGATTACGCGGGTATGTATGGCGTTAGGCGTGGGTCGGACGGCCATGAATGTGTGGTTAAGCAAGCCAGAGAACGTAGAATTGGTCTCGCGTGCGCGTGTAAGAGCCGCCGATCTGATGGTGTCCGACGCGCTGGACATCGCGGACTCGGCGACCATCGAGGAGGTCAACCTGGCCAAACTACGCATCCAAACGCGCCACTGGACGGCTGAGAGGTGGAATGCACCTGCTTACGCGCAGCAAAAGGGTCAGCAGGTCAGCATCAACGTCCAAGGGATGCGCATGGACGCACTGCGCCATGTCGAGGTACTCGAAGACTTATCCACACCCAAATTGTCCACTTAGTCACATTAACCTGTGCATAAGTACCATATGACCACACAATCCATGTATAACCTGTGCGTAAGTGGCAATCCTATTAACATAATGAACACTGTATCAATTACAGTTCCGCATCGTGGAATCCTGCCCGTCTGGGGCTGGGTTCTGGCCGTCGGGCGGCTGACCCCCCCCCTTCGCGCCAGCGGCGGGGGCGGGACTGATGCTGCCCCTAAGAAATACCGACCACAACCCATAGAAAGCAGCCAATGACCACACCCCCCACCCCCACTATGGAACTCGCCCCTCTCCCAAAAAAAAATAAAAAAAATGTGGAATTGACTACTCAAGCAATAGAACAGATTGCGGCCATGTCCGCAGCCGAAGACAAGAATCCGTTCATTGCGTTCGTGAAACGCTACAAGCACAACCCGACTCTGTTTGTCCAGGAGGTACTCAACACACAGCCCGATGACTGGCAGAAAGAGTTCCTTGCCCACATCGCGGACGGCAACCGACGAATCAGCGTCAGGTCAGGCCACGGAGTCGGAAAGTCCACAGCAGCATCATGGGCAATTCTTTGGTATCTGTTCCTACGCTTCCCAGTGAAAATCGTCTTGACGGCACCCACCTCCAGCCAACTGTACGACGCACTGTTCGCCGAGTTGAAACGCTGGGTGAAGGCACTACCCGAGACCCTGAGAGATCAATTGGAGGTCAAGCAAGACCGCATCGAGGTCAAAGAGGCTCCGAACGAGGCGTTCATCTCAGCCAGGACATCACGAGCCGAGCAGCCCGAAGCCCTTCAGGGTGTCCACTCAGAGAACGTGATGCTGGTGGCTGACGAGGCATCGGGTATACCTGAACAGGTCTTCGAGGCCGCGGCTGGTTCCATGTCGGGACACTCTGCCGTGACTCTGCTGCTAGGCAACCCTGTGCGCAGTTCGGGGTTCTTTTACGACACCCACAACAGGCTCAAGGATGACTGGATCACGATGCGGGTCAACTGCACGGATTCCCCACGGGTGTCGGAGGCTTACGTCGATGAGATGCGATCAAGGTACGGCGAGGAGTCAAATGCCTTTCGTATTCGCGTACTTGGAGAGTTCCCAAGATCAGATGATGACACCGTCATCCCGATGGAATTGCTTGAGATGGCCATGAATCGTGACGTGGAACCCTCCGCACACGCCCGTCTTGTGTGGGGACTAGACGTTGCGCGGTTCGGTTCCGACAGGTCAGCCCTGTGTAAGCGTCAGGGTAACGCCGTCCTGGAACCCGTAAAGACTTGGAAGAACTTGGACCTGATGCAGTTGACAGGCGCAGTCGTGGCAGAGTACGAGGCACTGCAACCCAGCCAGCGACCCCATGAGATTCTTGTGGACAGCATCGGTTTGGGTGCTGGCGTAGTTGACAGGCTGCGGGAACTCAAACTTCCTGCGCGAGGAATCAACGTCTCGGAGTCACCGGCGATGGGTGCGACCTACAGAAACCTGAAGGCTGAGTTGTGGCACAAGGCGAAAGCCTGGTTGGAGCAGCGGGACTGCAAGATGCCCAAGGATGAGTCCCTAATCGCTGAACTGGCGGCTGTGCGGTACTCGTTTACGAGTTCGGGAAAGATACAAATTGAGGGAAAAGATGAGATTCGCAAGCGTGGTTTGGCCTCCCCAGATCGCGGTGATGCATTCTGTC